CCAACGTGGTGGTGGCTGATAGCACCAGTGCCAGCAGACAAAGCTGCGTTCCTGGCGACCCGGTCTTTGCTGACCATCCGTATGGGCGCGAGGACCCTTGGTCGTAAGGCCAATGCAATCTGCCTCGACATAGGCAACTCGATGAAGATGCAGACCGAGTTCGAGGCGTGGGCGAGGGTGTCTAAAGAGGCAGCGAAAGAAGGCGAGCCGGACCTCGCCAAGCTGATGATGTCTCGTGCCAAAAATATGAACGCCCGTCAGTGGTCAGCATGGCGCAAGAAGATTAATCAGATCGAAACTCTGATCTGGACGAAGACTCAAAAATTCCACATCGGCGCGAAGCTGCTTGATCTACTTGTCGTGCACGGTGGTGGATACTTTGAGTTGCGCTATGTACAAGTTCGAAACAAGACGGAGCGTCAGGTCTTTTTAACTGACCTCTGCCGTCAGATGATCGATGACTGCGCGAGTCATCTTGAAGTGAACACGCCGGTCCTACGACCGATGATCGTACCGCCAAATCCGTGGCACTGGGATAAACACCAGAAGACCTACGTCGGTGGTTACTTAAAGCACCATGTCGATTTCATACGTGGTGGCATCTATAAGCACACCGCTGATCTGAATGATCCAATCAGTCAGGTGACGCTCGATGCTGCTGATGCTGTGGGCAGCGTGTGGTGGCGGGTGGCGAAAGAGGCTTACGATCTTCTCATAGAGAGCCGGAAGCAATCGACCTCCCTCTTTAAGAGCATACCAGACGCTGACCCGATCCCGCTGCCCGCTCGTAAAACAGACGACGAGTGGAGCGAGATGAACAAAGACGAGCGTGCTGAGTGGAAATATGGTCTAGCTAAGATACACAAGATCAACGCGCAGAACATGTCGAAGCGCGAGAGTGCGAACCGCAAGATTAACATCGCTAAAGAGATGTTAGATCAAAAGTGGCAGCGGTTTACCTTTCCGCACAAGCTGTGCACTCGAACGAGGTTCTATCCGATCCCCCCAGACCTAAATCCGCAAGGCGACAACATCGCTCGTGGACTTTTAGAGTTCGGCTTGGGCGAAGAGCTTGGACCTCGTGGCCTGTTTTGGATGAAGGTCAAACTGTGCAACGTATACGGCGAGGACAAGCTGACCTTTGACGAGATGCAGTCGTGGGTCGATAAGCATCACGAGCTACTTGTCGATAGCGTCAGGAACCCGCTCGATGGCGACAGGTTCTGGGCGACCGCTGAGAAAGAACTTGAGTTCTGGGCGACCGCTCGCGAATACGTCGAAGCGACTTCGATGGACAACCCAGAGACCTACATGTCCTATCAGCCGTCACACCAAGACGGGTCGAACAACGGTCTCCAGATACTATCGCTGCTTGGACGCGATCCGATTGGTGCACAGTTGACCAACTGTTCGTCTGAGGACAAGCGATACGATATCTATCAGGTCACGGCAGACATCGTTGCTCAGACTGTCTCTGACCTAGCCGTGAGAGGCGATGAGATTGCCCAGAGATGGGCCGGGAAGGTCACGCGAAAAACATGTAAGAGAGCGAACATGACTCGACCATATGGCGTCACGCCTCGCGGCATCCAAGATCAATTGATAGACGATGGACACACCGAGAACATTATCGGTGGAAGTCGAGTAGAAAACGCAAGGTGGCTGAGGGACCATATCATTGACGCCTTGGAACAGACAGTCGTCGCGAGCCTGCCTATCATGTCGTATTTTCAAGAGTGTTCGAAAGTGCTGGCCGATGTGGATCGACCGCTGCGCTGGCGCACACCAACCGGATCGCTTGTTCAGCAGAGCTACTGGAAGCTGGCAAAGGGTGACGTTAAGACGGTCATGGGAAGCTACTTTATGCTGCATCAGAATCCCGACGCTGGTCTTAATGTGAAAAAGCAATCGTCATCGAGCAGCCCGAATGTTATCCACTCGATTGACGCCTCGCTGCTACAGCTTGTAGTAAACGAACTAAAGCGGCGAGGGATCACCAGTTTTGCTACCGTGCACGACAGCTTCGCGGTGCACTTTAGGCACACTGACGAGTTGCGTGATGTCATCCGACAGCAAGCCTATCAGATGTTCAAAGGTGATTGGCTGCGGGATGAGTTTCACAAATATGTCCAAGGCAACTCACCTGTCGAGCTTCCACAACCACCCGATCAAGGATCGTTCGACGTTAAAGAAGTTCTTGATGCGCCTTACTTTTTCTCATAAAAGTACAGTGAATCAAGAACTTCTATGGTTGCTAATCGCCGCATATTTAAGAAAGGAGTAAGGCTAACCGAAGAAGACGACGTTATGGAACTGGTAGATCACTGCGTCGAAGTGTTTATCGCCTGTGACTTCCAACTCCCGAACTACCTCGCTCATCGTCTCACTGAGTGCCGATGCCCTCTTGATGAGTTTTTCGACTACGCGGTCGAGATGATGATCACTGACGAAGAACAACTATTCGAAACATATTTTGGCAAAAGGATTAACTAATGGCACGAGATGTCCAGAAGATGATCAGCCCGGTATGCACTGCTGCATACGCATGGCTGGCGAAGCCTGACGAGGGTCAGGAATTCAGCGACGGCAAGTTCAAGGTGACCTTGCTGCTCGACAAAGACGACAAGGAAGCGACTGCTTTCGTCAAGCAGCTGGAAGACCTCAGCGATAAGGTTGCTGAGACCAAGTGGTCGTCTAAACCGAAGAAACTGAACTACGCCTATAAGGATGGCGACGACAAAGACAAAGAGGACTTCGCGAACAAGTGGCTGCTTGTGGCGAAGACCAAATTTCGTCCTGGCATGGTCGATTGTGGTGAGCCGCCGATGTCATTGCTTGAAGGCGCAGAGCCTCAAAGCGGTGATCTGATCCGCGCATCGTTTGCGTTGATCCCCTACGAAGTTGCCGGTCGCAAGGGTGTTTCAGCCCAGTTGCGTAATGTTCAGCTGGTCGAGAAGCGAAACAACGGGAGTAATCAAAACGACTTCGACGGTCTCGATGGTGGCTACAAGGTCTCCAACGTAGTTGATGTCATCGAGGACGATGAAGACTTCTAACCTAAGAAGTTACTTCTTCGAAGTTGAGCCGGTGCCTGCGAGCCGTCCGAGAGTTTCCAGATGGGGAACATATTACGGCAAGCGTTACGAGAAGTTTCGTCGCGAGATGCGAGAGATACTTCGCGAGTTTCCCGACGAACCTCTTTCGGGTCCGCTTGCAGTCTGGGTCGAGTTTCATGTCCCAACACCGAAGACCACCAAGCGCGAATGGCCTCGCGGCGATGTCGATAATTTCGTCAAGGGGCCGCTCGACAGTATGACGACACACGGTGGTTTCTGGGAAGACGATGATCAAATTGTCTACCTAGAGACGACTAAAGTATTTACTAAAGAAGGACAGCCGAATGGCATCAGGATACGATACGGACGGTGCAGTGCTAACCCACCAGCCTTGTGAGGACTGTGGGTCAAGCGACGCACTGACGGTTTATGAAGACCATACTTTTTGTTTCTCGTGTCAGACACATAAGTTCCACAATTTGGCCGTCTCGCCGTCCGCCACACCAGTACAGCAAAGTGAAGTATCAAGAGATCTTTTGCCGGTAGGGGAATATCGAGACCTACCGGCTCGAAGACTAAGTGAAGCCGTGTGTCGAAAGTTTGGCTACTCTGTTTCAAAAGCAAACGGTCGAACGGTCCAGTTAGCTGCTTATCGAGATCAGTCGAACAACGTCGTCGCGCAGAAGGTCAGGCCTAGAGACAAGTCGAAGATGTTCTCGACCGGCAACTTCAAGAACGTGAAGTTGTTCGGTCAACACCTTTGGAAGCCCGGTAAGGCAAAACGTCTTGTGATTACCGAAGGTGAGATCGACTGCCTCAGCTACGCTGACGCAACCGGTCGAGGCTGGCCTGTGGTCTCCATCAGTTCGGGGGCTGCTTCTGCCGTGGCAGCAATCAAGCGCAACCTTGAGTTCGTGGAGAGCTTCGAAGAGGTCGTCTTGCTGTTCGATATGGACGAGCAGGGACAGGCCGCTGCCGAGAAGGTGTCGGACATCCTGACTCCCGGCAAGTGTGCCATAGCGCAGCTGCCGCTGAAGGATGCGAGCGAAATGCTGGTTGCTGGCCGCATCCAAGAACTCACCGCTGCCGTCTTCCAGGCCGAACCCCGGCGACCAGACGGCATCATCAATGGAAAGGAGCTTTGGGATGAAGTGTCCAAGCCTATCGCAAACGGTGTCGAATATCCGTGGGGCCGCTGGAACTCTTGCTTGTTCGGCATACGACCTCGCGAGATACTCACTGTTACTGCTGGCTCAGGTGTTGGTAAAAGCACTATTGTCAGTGAAATCGCTTATCATCTGGGTCGCCGCGAAGATTCGAACGTCGGTTACATCGCTCTGGAAGAAGGACTAGGTCGAACCGGTCAGCGGCTGATGTCGCTGGCAATCGATAAGCCAATCCATCTGCCGTCAGATGTCACTGACGAGGAACGTAAGCGAGCCTTCGATGCCACGTTAGGCACCGGTAAGTACTATCTGTACGACCATTTTGGTTCACTAGACAGTGACAACTTGCTTCGAAAGCTGGCCTATATGGTCACTGCTCTCGACTGCAAATACCTGATCCTCGATCACCTATCGATACTGGTGTCCGGTATGGATCAGGAAGCGATGGCACATTACGGCGATGAACGTAAGGCCATCGACTACACGATGACCCAACTCAGGTCATTCACGGAACGAACAAACGTATCACTGATTGTCGTTAGTCACTTGCGTCGTCCAGCCGGTGACAAAGGTCACGAGGGTGGCGACAAGGTTTTCCTATCGCACCTTCGTGGGTCTGCCGCCATCGCACAATTAAGCGACGGTGTCGTGTCGGTCAGTCGCGACATGACCAATGGTGATAACAGGCTGGATGTCACATGCCTCAAAAACAGATACGCGGGGATCACAGGACCAATGGGTCAACTCGAATTTAATCCAACTACTGGTCGTCTGACCGAAGTCATCGAGGACTTTGACGACGACAGCGGAAGTGACTTCGCATGATTATACGCAGCGAAGAAAGATACTACGACGAAGCCTTAAAGACGCACTTTGTAAGCTACGTGACAATCGCTGCGAGCGGTGTGGCGAGAAATACGACTCGCACATCCTCGACTTCCACCACCTCGATCCAACGACCAAGGAGTTTGAACTTTCTGTTCACAACCTGACTGACCAACCGTGGCCTCGCGTTTTAGATGAGGCCGCAAAGTGTCGGATGGTTTGTTCGAATTGTCATCGACAAATTCACCAAGAGGAAGCTGATGCAGATACTGATAGCAGACATAGAGACGGACGGGCTGCTGCCCACACTAAGCAAATGTTATTGTTTAGCGATCAAGGAGATGAGTGCTGATGAAGTTGAGTTATACGCGGATGCTGCTGGATACCGCCCAATCACTGAGGGACTCAGCCGACTATCTGGAGCGGATGTCATTGTCATGCACAACGGATATGGGTTTGACGCACCAGCAATCGTTCAGCTTTATGGACGAGACGCCATCAATGGAACCCAAATTTACGACACCTTGGTTGCGAGCCGTTATTTCGCTCCGCAGAGACGCTCGCACTCTCTTGCAGCATTGGGCGAAGAGCTAGGCTACGACAAAGGGGATCACGATGATTGGTCTTGTTTTAGTCGAGCTATGGCAGACTACTGCGTTCGAGATGTCGAGGTTACCGAGAAGGTCTTCGAGAAACTCTGGACCGGTAAGATCGAGCGTGGCCTCAAGCTGGAATTTGATTTCGCGAAAGTTATCGCGCTGCAAGAACAGCACGGTTTTCGTTTGGATATCGAAAAAGCTCAAGCGTTGGTGTCGGAGTTTCGCCAGGAACAGTACGACATCGAGCGTCAGCTTCAAGAAGTCTGGACCCCTAAGACAATTGAAAGAACCTCGGAGAAAACGGGCCGAAGACTGAAAGACAAGATCGAAGTTTTCAATCCCGGTAGCCGAAAGCAGATTGCCGACAGGCTCATCGAGAACTACTGCTGGAAGCCGAAGCAATACACGCCGTCAGGCCAGCCGAAGATCGATGAAGGCGTGTTGGGCCGTTTGAAATACGACGAGGCTCAGAAGCTCTCGCGATACTTTCGTCTTCAGAAGCTATTAGGACAATTGTCCGATGGTGACGCGGGTTGGCTCAAGCTCGAACGTGACGGCTATGTGCACGGGAGTGTCAAAACGATTGGCACTGCGACCCATCGATGCAGCTGCTTTGGTCCAAATATGCAGCAAGTCGATAAGCGCGACCCTCGTATGCGAGAGGTCTGGCTTCCCGATCCCGGTCAGGTTCTTGTAGGGGTCGATGCTGACGCTCTGGAGCTAGTTTGCCTCGCTCACTATCTGGGCAAGTTCGATGGCGGCGAGTACCAAGACGCACTGCTCAACGGATCGAAAGACGACGGCACTGATGTGCACTCGCGCACTCAGAAGCTGCTTGAGTTACCGTCGCGAGAGAATGCCAAGACCGCTCAGTATGCCTACCTATACGGTGCAAGTGACCGCAAGCTGGCGCAGATCAGTCGCGAAGCTGGTGGTCCCATCAAGTCTGGTAAAGAGATCAGACGGCGGATGAACGAAGGTATCAACGGTCTCGGTAAGTTGTCTCAGGCCATCCAGAAACGCGCCGACGTTGGTTGGTTCCGCGCCATCGATGGCCGAAAGATTTACATCAAGTCCCCGCACTCTGCTCTGAACTATCTGCTTCAAAGCTGCGGTGCAATCGTGATGAAGAAAAGCATTGAGGTGTTTCACTACGACCTCGCCAAAACGGCTGGTTTTATTTGCGACGATAGTCCAGTGAACTTCAGTTATGTCGCCAACGTACATGACGAAGTGCAACTGAGCGTAGAGCCAGAACACGCCAAGACGATAGGCGAATTGTTCAAAGCCTCAATCACCCTCGCAGCTGAACGGCTGAAGATGCGCTGTCCGCTCAGTGCCACCTATGCCATCGGCTCAAACTGGAAGGAGACACATTGACTGTCGCTCTAATAGACGGAGACATCGTGGCCTACAAGTCGGCCTATGTCTCGACCGACTCCTTCGGTGAACAAGAGATTTACGATCCTCTTGCTGTCGAGACTAACGTCGGACTCATAGTCCAAGAGTGGTCTCAGCTGGCGAAGGGTAGGCCTGTCGTCTGCCTCAGTGACGACAGTCACCGATATTTTCGGCACAAGATTTACCCAGAATACAAAGGCAACCGTGATGACCGTGAGCGGCCAAAAGCTCTTGGTCATGCCTACAATTGTCTAAAGAAAAATTTCGATTTCGTTCAGTACGACGGCCTCGAAGCAGACGATGTGATGGGCATCCTGGCTGGCTCGACTGAACTGTCGGACCCGGTGATCGTCAGCATCGACAAGGACATGCTCACGATACCCGGCAAGGTTCTCAATCCGAACAAGCTGCGGCGACCGATACGAGTATCGAAAGCTGCTGCCGACCGGATGATGCTCAAGCAAGCACTGATGGGCGACAGGACTGACGGCTACCCCGGTGTCGAAGGCATCGGCCCGGTCAAAGCAGAGAGGATCATCGAGGCCCACGCGGACATCCGATCCGCATGGCAGGCGGTTGTCGAAACCTTCGGCAACGAGACAGACGCGCTGACCATGACGCGCCTCGCAAGAATTTTACGACATGACGACTACAACAGTGAAAAAGGGGAAGTACGCCTATGGCACCCGTCGAAGAAAGACATTTGGATGAAGGCAACCGGAGAGGAAGAAGCCGTGTCAGCATCCTCGAAGAAGCGAAGAGGCTCATCACGGAAGACCGCAACAAAGCGTACGGCGAGCCGAAAGAAAACCACGAGCGTATCGCCCGTGGCTGGTCCCTAATTTTTAATTTTCACGTGACTGCTCATCAGGTCGCTCTAGCGATGATGTGGTTGAAAATCTGCCGTCTGATTGTGACGCCAGACCACAGAGACTCGCACGTTGACATATGTGGGTACGCCGCGAACGGATGGGAGTGTCTTGATGATGAAAAGTAATCAACATTATGGCATGACGCTGCCAATTAGCGTTGAGATCGATGCTCAGAAGTATCGACAAACCGGCGAGGACTTCTACAGCAAGGTGGTTCGAATTGCTGACGCACTGAAAGACTCACCTGACCACTTCGAGTCTTTCAAAGACGCCCTTCGCCACATGCGGTTCCTGCCAGCTGGCCGTGTGCAGAATGCGATGGGGTCTGTTCGAGCGACGACCGCATACAACTGTTTCGTATCCGGTGTGATCGAGGACAGCATGGACTCCATTATGGACAAGGCAGCTGAGTCTGCCGAGACCATGAGGCGGGGCGGTGGCATCGGATATGACTTCAGCCGCATCCGGCCTCGCGGTGACCTCATCAAAAGTTTGGAGAGCAAGTCCAGCGGACCGGTCAGTTTCATGGGTATCTACGATGCGGTCTGCCAAACGATTGCATCAAGCGGTCATCGTCGTGGTGCACAAATGGGTGTCCTCCGTGTGGATCACCCAGACATCGAGCGGTTCATAACAGCCAAGCATAACTCGACAAACCTGACCGGCTTTAACATTAGCGTCGGTGTGACAGACGAGTTCATGGACTGCCTGCAAAAGCGAAAGCCCTTCGCACTTCGTTACGACGGAAAGGTCTACGAGGAGATCGATCCGGTTGCACTGTGGGACATGATCATGCGATCCACATACGACTGGGCCGAACCCGGCGTGTTGTTTATCGACACGATTAATCGAATGAACAATCTTTGGTACTGCGAGACCATCGAGGCGACTAACCCATGCGGAGAGCAACCGCTGCCGCCTTACGGGGCGTGCTTGCTGGGTTCGTTCAATCTTACGAAATACGTGGATGAGCGTCGTTTTAATTTTGCGCAGTTTCTCGCTGACATACATGTCGTGGTTCGAGCGATGGACAACGTCATTGACCGTACGATCTACCCGCTGGAGCAACAGAAGACAGAAGCGGTGTCGAAACGTCGGATGGGGCTTGGCGTCACTGGCATGGCTAATGCCTTTGAGATGTGCGGCAAGCCTTATGCCTCTGCGGCATTCAACAAGCTGGCGCATAAGGTCTTTAAGATTCTTCGAGACGAGTGCTATCTAGCGTCGTCGGACTTGGCGAAAGAGAAGGGCAGCTTCCCGCTGTATGACTCTGAGAAGTACTGTCAAGGAGCATTCTTCAAGACGCTTTCGTTGGCGGTGCAGGCTAAGATTAAGACTGATGGCATCCGCAATAGCCATCTGCTGTCGATAGCTCCGACAGGCACCATCAGCCTAACAGCTGACAACGTGTCGTCAGGTATCGAGCCGCCATTCGCGCTGCACTATGACCGCACGATCCAGCAGTTCAACGGGCATCAGGTCGAGCGTGTCGAGGACTATGCCTTCCGACAGGGCGTAGCGGGCCGCACGGCTAACGAGATATCCGGCCAGGAGCATGTAGATGTGTTGGCTCTAGCCAGCCGCTACATGGACTCAGCAGTCAGCAAAACGTGCAACGTCGGGGACGAAGTGACCTACGACGAATTTAAAGAGTTGTACATGACCGCTTGGCGGAAGGGTTGCAAAGGGATCACAACATTCCGTGCTGCTGGCAAGCGATACGGGATACTGAATGAGGTTAAGCCGGAAGAAGAGCCAACGGCTCAAGCCTGCTTCATCGATCCGGCCACGGGCCTGAGAGAATGCGAGTAAAGCGTAAGCCTCTGAAGCGTCGAAGCTCGCCAGCCTCGGCGCTTTCTCGCCCAATCTTTCGCCAGCGAAGGGTTAGGTCGAAAAAAGTGTATTCCCGAAAAAAGACAATGCGGGGGGCTTCTGCCCATGAGTGACATTCTTGATGAGCAGCTGGTCCCAGTTAGGTCGTCCGATCTGATCAAGAGATTGGACGAGGTGTATCCCGCTCGATGCAAAAGTCTCGGAGAAACTGAAGAGGAACACCAAAGGTACGCAGGCATACGCACCTTAATTGATGAGCTAGTCGGCCTGCTGAACGAACAAGAGCGAGGCGATGATGGCGCATGTTAGGCAAGCGGTCTTAATGGATGCGCTCTCCTTAGCTCCGAACATGCGTCTGGCTGATGTACAAGAGGTATCTCGCTCAGACAACATAAGCCCTCTCCATGCTCTCGTTTTGCCCTTCACCGATCCAACGTCACAGACTTATTCGATGATTGGTGATGCTGGCACAATTCTTGGAATGTTTGGAATCAGTGCAGATGGTGTCGTTTGGATGCTGGCCTCTGACAGTCTCTACGCTAACCACAAGCGGCAGTTCATTAAAGAGTGTCGCCAGTGGGTCGATGTCATGCAGGCCGACCACGAGATCATTCACAATTTTGTAGACGAGGAGAACACAGTAGCCATCCGATGGCTTCAGTTCCTCGGCTTCGAAGTTAACGACATCAGTGAGCCTTACGGCTATCACCAACACAAATTCAAGTATTTTTATCGAAGAAGGAAACCCACCGATGTGTCCTCCAAGACCTAAGCCGCCACCCCCACCGCCGCCACCCCCGCCCCCACCGCCTGCGCCTACACCCCCCGCCGCATCGGCGGCAAATCTGCCGAAGGCACAAGCCTACACTGAGGCGAAGGCTAAGAAGAGAAAGGGACGGAGTATTCGCTCGACGCTCCAGATACCACTGACTAGTGGCACCGCTGGAACTGGGGTTAACACGCAGACCTGATGGCGAACTATTCAACATGCTCGGCTCGTTATGATGCACTCCGCAGAAAGCGCGATCCTTTCCTTCGTCGCGCTCGCGAATGTGCTGAACTAACGATACCGGCGCTCCTTCCGCCAGAAGGTCACACTGACGCGGTCTTGCTGCCCGAACCGTTCCAGGGTTTGGGAGCAAGGGCCGT